TACGAGTGGTATACATCAGGTCCACGTCAGCGTTTACAACCTGGTGGTAAAATTATTTTAGTTATGACTAGATGGTCTAACAAGGATCTGACTGGTAAACTAATACAGAATCAGAAAGAACCCAAAGCTGATCAATGGCACGTGGTCGAATTTCCAGCGATCATGGACCATGGATCAAAGAACCAAAAACCTGTGTGGCCAGAGTATTGGAAGTTAGAGGAATTAGAAAAGGTTCAAGCAACACTGCCCACGGGTAAATGGAATGCACAGTGGATGCAAAATCCAACAAGTGAAGAAGGAGCAATATTAAAACGTGAGTGGTGGATGAAATATACTGATGAAGATATTCCACAACTACATCATGTCATACAATCATATGATACAGCATTTTTAAAAAAGGAGACAGCTGATTACAGTGCAATCACCACATGGGGTATATTTTATCCTAGTGAAGATAGTGGAGCCTGTCTCATACTACTTGATGCTATTAAAGGAAGATATGAGTTTCCTGAACTACGAAGATTGGCTCTTGAACAATATTCTTATTGGAAACCTGAAACAGTAATTATTGAGGCTAAAGCATCTGGTTTACCACTAACTTACGAGTTAAGGCAGATGGACATACCAGTTGTAAATTTTAGTCCAAGCAAAGGAAACGACAAGCATGCACGTGTAAATGCTGTTGCACCTTTATTTGAATCTGGTATGATATATGCGCCTGAGCAGAAATTCGCAGACGACGTTATCGAAGAGTGTGCGGCTTTTCCTTATGGTGATCATGACGATCTTGTAGACTCAACCACACAAGCGATCATGCGATTCAGACAGGGCGGTCTGATCGGACACCCTGAAGATTATATCGACCAAAAAGTCGAACAACGTAAAAGGAATTATTATTAATGATTAGATTCGGTATGGCATTGATGGAGATGATAGAACAACTAACAAAAGGTTTTATCAAGTCGACAGGTAGACAACCTGACAATCTAGAGAAATTAAAAATCCAGCAAGAGGCGGTTCAAAGATTTAAAGACATGAATAAAGTTGTCGACATGGAAGGTAAAGCCATTGATACATCGAAAGGTATCATGGGTGGTAAACAGATTAAGGACTCACCAGAGTTTGGTAAAAAAATTAAAGAAACATATGATGCAGCCAAAGGACCTGGTAAGGGTCAGGAGATGGTTGATGCATTAAAATCACCAGGTGCTAAAAAATCATACAAGATTATAGAAGATCAACTTGGTGTAAAACTTTATGGTGATGAAACATTTGAAGAGATTTTAAAAATACAAAAAACAGGTAAACATCCAAGAGGTGAACCTAAAATAAAAATAAGAAGTATGATTGATGATGCAATCGACAATGTATCACCAGGATTTGTAAAAGGAGATAGAAAATATAATGCACAACTTGTTGCAGAAGATTTAGCAAATAAAAAATTTGGTAAAGATTTTTATGATTTAGATCAAAAACAACAAATGGATCTTTACGGTGAAGCACTTGACGAATTAACTGATTTAGATAAATTTGCACAAGGTGGACGTGCAGGTTTTAAAGATGGAATGTTAAAAAAAGGACTCAAAGCCATAACTGGTACAGACACATATAAAACTTTAGAGGATAGAGGTTTTAACGCAGCTGTTCTTATGAGTGAAGGTTTTGATCAAATATATAATTTGTTATCTGGAATGCCTGGTTTAGCAGAAGGTGGACGTATTGGTTATAAAGACGGACCAGAGAAACCTGGTAGAAGAACTTTTATGAAAGCAGCTGCAGGACTTGCTTCATTACTTCCGTTTGGGTTAGGAAAAGTAGGTAAAGTAGCAGCACCTGTTGTAACAAAAGCTGCAGAGATTACAGGACCAGCATTAGCTAAACTTGTAGAAACTGTTATGTCCCTAGGTAAAACTCTTTCGATGAAAGGTAGAAAATTAAAAGAATTAACTACTAAGAAAAAATATAAAGATATTGAAGTTGAAGAGGATATGTTAGACGGACCAAGTTATACAATTAAAAAAGGTAATAAAGAGATTTATTACAAACCTGGAAGAATGGATGAAACAGGTGGTATTGAAGATGACATTATAGAGATTATTGACAAGACAATTAAAAAAGCAGGTGGCGGTATCGCTAGAATGTTAGGAGAATAATGCACCCAAGAGATAGAGCACAGATGATGGCATATCTCACACGACCAGCTATGGCTGATGGTGGTAGAGCTGAGTTTAAAAGAGGCACTGGTCTAGGACCCATAACAGAGTTAGCAGGGCGGTTCTCCAATAAACCTGGAGGTTTTTCTGTAAGAAGCAAAGTTGGGGCAAGAGATATACCATTAAAAGATTTAAAAAAACTTTCTGGTTTTGTAAGGACAACCACTGAAGATGTTGTTTTTGATACAAAAGCAAACGCTCAAAATTTTTTAAGAAGTAAGTTGTTGGCAGATGCTAAAAAAGCTGCAGTATCTACACCTGCAAAAGCAGAAGCTAAAAAATTAAAAACTACAAAACCAAAAGTATTTAACAGGATAATGAAACTTGCCGAGGAGGGTAAAACTTCTGTTCAAAAAATAGGTGAAGATCCAACTCTTGTTAAATTAAATAATAACAAAAAAATAAGCTATGGAGCTATTCAAAGAATAATTACAAATGAAAAAGGTGAAAAGTTTTTTAAAAAAGTGGCTAAAACAAAACAACCTTTTTTAGGTGAGATAAGAAAGGGTGCTTTAGCAAACATAGATAATATATTAGAAGACTATTATAAAGGTATAGGAACTAGAGAATTAACTAAAAAATATTTTCCTAATTCACCAGAGGCAAAAAAGGGAGCATCTTCTACAGTTTTAGAAACTGTAATTAATGAAAAAGCAGATCCTGCAAGATTAAAAAATAGACCTAGTTTTGTAGCAACAGGTAAAGGGGTTTCTCCTGCTCAAATCATTTTAAATAATCCACAAGCAAAAGCTGAATTTATAAAATTTAGTAACGCTCCAGAAAATAGAATTTTAGATAGTATGGAAGAGGCTGGGAAAATTGCAAAAAAATATGCACCAGAAGGAGTAAAAATTTCAGGATATGAAAGTCGAACTGGCTTTCAAGATTCTGGTTTAAGAGATTTAATTACTAAAAAAGTTGAGTTTTCAAATCCATTTAAAGGTAGAGGTGAAGGAAGTAGAGTTGCTACAGGACCAGAGAAAACTAGAAGAGGAAGGATAGCTATTACAGCTCCAATTGATGTTGAGGGAACTAAAAAATTTCAGTTTCACCACATAATGAATATTGGTGGAGAGATACCTTTAGATTTAAATGATATTGCAATTATTAATGCAAAAATGAACAGAACACTTTCTCCATATAATACAAGATTAAATAATATAGCTGATTCGATTACAAATTTAATTAACGAACAACCAAAAGGTTATTTAAAAGAAATAGATAAATTAAATAATGCTGGGGAAAAAGTTGTTAAAAATGCAATTAAAGAATTACCAAGTGAATATAAAAAATTAATTGGTTTTAATAGAGTAGTCCCTGTATTAGATGAGTATGGCACACCTGTAAGATTTGTCGGTCAAAAATTTGGTGGTAGTGGTAAAACAAATCCGGCGCTAAAATTAGAAAAATTAACATCTAAACAAGAAAGTAGTTTAAGAAAACAAGTTAAAGCAGATGCGAAGGCTCTAGAAAGAGGTAGATTAAAAGATAAAATATTATCAACTACTGGTAAAGTTTTAAAAGGAGTTGGTAAAGTAATTAAACCTATAGGATACATGGTAGGCACTAAAGCTTTATTTGACGCAAGAGCAATGGCAGCTGATCAAGGTATAAAGTTATCTACTGCTGATCAAGCCATGGCTTTAGATTCTGGAGATCCTAATGTAGCAATTGAAAACTACAGAAGAAGAAATGATCCTGTATTTGCTGCAGCAGAGCGAGCAAAAGATTTAGCACGGATGTCAGATGATTTTGAAGAAGTAGGACAACAACCTATGAATATAGATTTAACAATGCCTAGAGCATTTGCACTAGGTGGTTTATCAGGTGGTGTAAAGTCAGGCCCACCACCAGAAAGAGGACCTAACCCACAAGGGTTGCTATCATTAATAAAACGTGGTATTAAAATATAGGAGTATTAAATGGCAGAAATAGACAAAGGACTCCCGAACACTAGAAAACAAGAAGAGATCCCTTCACAAGAAGAGATACAAGATGTTGCTGTTCAGGAACCAGTAGAAGAAAAAGGACCGATCGAGGTCATTCCAGAAGAAGACGGTGGTGTAACATTAGATTATGAACCAGGTGCAGTTAATATACCAGGAACAGAAAGTCATTTTGATAATTTAGCAGAACTTTTACCTGACGATGTTTTAGAACCTGTTGGTAATGACATGGTTCAAAACTACATGGACTATAAAGCATCAAGAAAAGATTGGGAGCAATCTTACACAACAGGTTTAGATCTTTTAGGATTTAAATATGAAAATAGAACAGAACCTTTTCAAGGAGCTTCAGGTGCAACACACCCAGTCCTTGCAGAGGCAGTAACACAGTTTCAAGCACAGGCGTACAAAGAATTATTACCAGCTGATGGACCAGTAAGAACACAAGTTATTGGTGCTAAGAATCCACAAACAGAACAACAAGCTGTTCGTGTTAAAGATTATATGAACTATTTAATTATGGATGAAATGAAAGAATATGAAGCAGAATTTGATTCCATGTTATTTCATTTACCACTCGCAGGATCAACATTTAAAAAAGTTTATTATGATGTACCAATGGGTAGAGTGGTGTCAAAATTTGTGCCGGCAGATGAACTAGTCGTGCCATATACAGCAACTAGTTTAGATGATGCGGAATCTGTAATTCATGTAATTAAAATGTCAGAAAATGAATTACGTAAACAACAAGTAAATGGTTTTTATAGAGACATAGATTTAGCACCACCAGGAAATGTTGAACAAAACTCTGTTGAGAAAAAAGAAAAAGAATTAGATGGAACCAAAAAAGTTGGTAAGCAAGACACAATGTATACTCTTTTAGAATGTCATGTTAACTTAGACTTAGAAGGTTTTGAAGAAGTCGGTGCAAACGGAGAACCGACTGGAATAAAATTACCTTACATCGTAACTGTCGAGGAAGGTAGCCGATTAGTTCTCTCCATCCGGAGAAACTATGCGCCCAATGATCTAAAGAAAAATAAGATCCAATATTTTGTCCACTTTAAATTTCTGCCAGGAC